GGCGGGAGCTTCGTGACGTGCTGATCGTCGCCGCGATTCTGCTCGTTTTCGTGCAGCTCGTCGCGGTGCTCTTCGTCGCGTGGCTGCTGCTGCATTAGGGCGCGCCGAGGTCGTCGCGTGCGAGCACCTGCAAGAGCCCCGGCTGCGTCGTGTCACCGAATTGCGTGGAGGTGCCCGCCGAGCTGCCCTGCAACGTCTGCACGGCCGTCACGGGAGTGCCCGCGGTTAGGCCCTGCATCGGTACCGAGATATCGAACGAGACGCCCGCGGCGTTACCTGCCACGACGAGAATCTGCGCGAGCAGGGTGCCCGTCGCGACCCCGGCGCGCAGTCGCACGACGGGGAAGAGCGACGCGGAAACGCCGAGGCGCATCGAATAGCGAAAGTAATAGGCGACCCCGGCGCGCGGCGTGAACGTGTACGAGAACCCGGGCACGACTGTCTCGGTCGCGCCGATCGCGGCGCTATTCGCGGTGAGCCGCGCCTCGTAAATCACCCGCGTGAGCCCGGCCATGCCGCGCGGTACTGCGAGCTGCTGCACGGCGCGTACGTCTGCGATGTTGCCCGCGACGATCGCCGCGGCACCTCCGGGCACCGTGATCTGCGCGAGCGCGAGCTGCCCGGCCGGAACGGCCGGCGCGGTCGGAACGGTCGGAGACTGCACGACCGCGCCGACGATGACGTCGAATATCCAATCGTCGTTAGCGCCGCCGTCGAGATCGTTTCCGCGCGGATGCACCGTCACGACGTCGATCCGCGAGTATCCCGACGCGGGCGCGGCGCTGATCGTCACGGTGTCGCCCGCGTCGCTCGTGCAGAGTGTCGAGCCCGTGTTATTGGCGCTCGGCACCGCGGCTTGCCCGGCCGCGATGTTGCACACCATGCCCGTGCCCGCGGTGACCGCGAGCCCCGCGACCGCGGCCGCGGGCCAGAGCGCGCCGAGCAGCATGCGATCTCGTGCCGCTGCGTAGTTGCCGTTTTGCAGCCATTGCGGGGTTTGCCGAGTCATCGTTACCGCCTCGCTAACGCGTTCACGTCGCGGCCGATCGCGGTCACGACCTTGGCAAGAGTCTGCACGGGCCGCCCGACCGTTAGGCCGATGTCCTCTTCGCCATCGTCGCCGATGTCGTAGCTAATGCCGACCACGCGTACCGTCGTGTTCACGTCCAGGCGCCCGGAGCGAATGCGCAGCGGCACGACGTCGCCCATATTCGGCATGCCGAGCACGTAGGTGTCGGGCCGCAATCCGAGCGTGTAGGCCGGGGTGAGCACCCCGTCGACATTGAGCAGGCCCGTGGCGCGCTGCTGCAACGTCGCGAGAATCGAGACGTCGCTCGCGTTGTCGCCCGTGGCCCATAGGCCGAGCGAATTCTGCGCGGTGTTGTTCGTGTCCGCGTTGTACGCCTCGGCCACGAGCTGCGCGGTGGCGGGGTCGCTCGATGCCTTGTTACCGACCGAGCGAACGTAGTTCGCGTAATCGGCCGAGCTGATCGTGCGGGTGAGGCTCGCGACGTTGCCGCCGTAGAGCAGCATCATGTCGGAACGTGTCACCCCTTGGCGCGGGTAGAAGATGCGCACCGCGTCGACCCCGGGCCGCACGGGTTGCGTTGCGCTCGGGCTGCCCGCGGCCGCGGGCACGTTCGGCTCGGGGATCACGTCGTAATCGAACCCGCCGTCAACCTTGGCGAGCTGGTCGAGCAGATCGCCATACACGCTGCCGCCCGTGTAGCTGCGATCGCGCAGCACCGCCGCGTCGGCGCGGGTCGTGCCGTCGGGGTTGGCCCATGCGGCCCATAACGGCAGGGTCGAGCCGGGCACGAACGACGCGCCCGACAGCGGCGTGATCGCGCTCGCATTCGCGATCATCGTGCGCGCGATGACGTCCTGCGAGAGCTGCGTGATCGTCCACGGCAGCGCCGCGATCGTGACACGACGTGTCAGCAGCGCGAGGTAATCGTGCGCGGTGAACGTGACGACGTGCGACTGCTCGGTTAGCTGATCTTCCGATTGCGTGATCGGCCCGCGGAACATGCAGACGTCGGCGCCTTGCGTGTCATCCCATCGCCACACGTACACCTCGGTTTGGAGCTCTAACACCGACGCGGCCGCGGGTTCGTGCCCGTCGAGCGTGAACGTGAATTGCGCGGGAGTGTTCCAAGCCTGCTCGAGACGGCGCCCGCGCGCGTCAAGCTCGACGAGCACCGTCGACTGCCATGTCGGCAACGCAACCGACGCGGGATTACCGAAGCTCCGACGATGCAACGTGACGCGCCAACGGCCGCGGCCATCGGGCACGGGGAACGTGCCCGGCGCGTACAGCTCGGTCGGTGCGGGCGGCGCGATCACGAGAGATACCCGTCTTGCCATGTCACGACGGCCTGCGTTACTCCCGTCGTCGGCGCCGCACCCGTGAGCGTCACGCGGTTATCGACATGTACGGGCAGCACGGGCCACGAGGTAACGCTCCAATCGAGCCGCGCGAGCATGTTCTGCGTCGGGTCGGAGTTGTAATAGGCCGTCTTCGCGCGCGTGTCGACGTCGCACCATGCGCCCGGGCCGATCGTGAACGACGCGAGAAACGCGATCCGGAACGTGCGGCCGTCGGGCAGCGTGAACGTCACGACCGGCTGCGTGATCGGCCCGAAGATGCGCACGAACGGCTGCACGGGCACGTCGCCCGCGCTGCGCAAGATGCCCGTCGTCGGGCTGCCGCCTCCGGGCGGGTAGGTGCGCGGAGGGTGCAGCGGGTAGGTACGGCCCGGGGTGCTCGACGCGCCCGACCAGGCGATTACCTGCTGCGTCGTCGGGTCGTACGCGCTCGGGTCGGCCGCGACGAATTGGAGCTGCACGTCACGTTGGTGATCGTCGTCAACCTTGAACGCGTACGCGTGCGGGCGCACCGTGAGCACCCGCTCGGGTGCGCCGGGCCGGTCGAGCACGTAATGGAGCAGCGGCCGCAAGCGCGGCAGCATGAACGGCCCGAAGCTCGCGGCGACCGCGTCGATCTGCGCGCCCGCGTCGGAGATCGCGGAGAGATCGACCGAGATCAGGCGGCCGCCGAGGTAGCGGGTGCGATCGTCTATGCCGTCTGCGTCGGGCCGGTTGCTCGTCACCTCGCGCACGTCGGGGCTGCCGAGATCGAAGCTCGTCACGAAATACCCCGCGGCCTCGTCGTGCAGCTCGATCGAGCTGCCGTCGAGCGTGAGCCATACGCGCCGCACGCATGTCATACGGCCCGCCTCCCCATCTCCCACGCGGCGCGCCGCATGAACGCGTCGACGTCGAGCGTCTCCGCGAAATGAGCGTGCTCGATGTTGACCGCGGGCCCGAGCGCGCCCGACGCGCGCGGCAGCGGCACGACTGCCTCGCCTGCGTGCGCCAAGATGAGCCCGGTCGACGTGACGATGCCGCCCGCTTGCATCGTCGGTATGGTCGGCATCGAGAACCCTTTGCCGCCCATGAGCGGCACCCAGCCGGGCACCTTGAACGAGAGACGGCCGACGGTGTTATTCCACCCCGACGCGATCGCGTTCCACGCGGCGCGGAACGGCGCCGCGATCGTGTTGCCGATACCCGCGAACACGCGCCCAACCCCCGCGACAACGCCCGCAAAGAACCCGACAACCCCGCCCCACGCGCTCGTGATCGTACGAACGACCGCGCCCGCGGCGTTGCTCGCGGCGTTGAAGATGCCGCCGAGGATCGCGCCGATACGCGACACGAGCCCCGCAAAGAATCCGATCAGCGCGTTCCACCCTGCCTTGATGCCGTTCACGACGACACCGACGAACGCGCGCACCTTGTCGAAATTCTGAATGATCAGCGCGACCGCGATGCCGATCGGCCCGAAGAGAATGCCGAGCAGCAGCGGCCAATGCGACTTGATCCAATCCCACACGATGCCGATCACGGCCTTAATCCCGTTCCAGATCGTGCTCCAGTTTCGATAGATCACGTACCCGACCACGACGAGCGCGGCGACCGCGGCAATGATCGCCAAGATGGGCAGCAGCGCCGACCACGACTCGATGCCGAATACCTGCATCGCCGCGCCCGCGGCCATGAGCGCCATGCCCGCCGTCTGCATCGCGGGCCCGAAACGCTGCCCGAAGGTCGAGATCGCATCTTCGGCCCGGGCGCGAAACGCTGCGAGCTTGCCCGAGAACGTGTCCGCGCTCGCGGACGCTTGCCCTTTCAGCTCGGCCGAGAGTTTTTCGATGTTCGTCTGCGTGCCGTGCGCGGCGGCGGCCGCGGTCTGCTTCGCCCGAACGAGCTTCGCGTCGGCTGCGTTGCTCGTCGCGGTCGCGGCGCCGACTTTTTGCAGCGCGTCGCGGAGTCGTATCTGCTCGGACGCGGTGAGATGACTCTTGCCTCGGAGCGCGTCTTGCACGTCGCGGAGGTGCTGCTGCGCGGTGGCGAGATGCTCGTGCGATGAGACCGCGGCCTTCGTCGCGGCCGAGAGCGCGGCCGTTGCCTTCGTCGCATTCGGCGCCGCGGTGATCCCGAATTCTCGGAGCACTTTCGTGTTGCCGTTGTAGGCGCGGGCGACAGTCGTCGCCGCGGCCGAGAGGTCGATATGTTTTGCCGCCGCGAGATCGCTCACGGTGTTGAGGTATTCCAGGGCCTTGGCGGGGTCGTGCGTTGCCTGCGTGAGTATCTGCAACGCGTTGTTTGTTTGGTCGGCGGTATGGCCGAACCCCTCTTGATGCTTGATCGCGCTTTCGATCTTCCCCGCGTACTCGTCGTACGAGTGCCCCGTGTTCGCGATCGCGGTCTGCAATTGTTGGTGCGAGGCTTTCTCTTTCGACCCGAAGGCCGAGAGCACCGCGCCGATACCTGCGACCGCGCCGCCGACTCCCATCATCATGGGCCCGACGCTCTTGCCGTGGTCGACTATCGCTCCAATCGCGTCGTCAACGCCCTGCAACGCGCCCGAGAACGGGCCGAGCACGCCGGGTTTGTTGAGCCCCGCGAGCATGCCCGAGAACGCCGAGTGCGCGCGGCCCGCGGCGCCTGCCGCGGCCTTGCCTGCGTTGTCCATCGACTGCCCGAGTCCGCGCAGATCGCCAAGTACGCGAACGACTACCGACGGGCCTGCCATGCGTTAGCGCTTTCTCTTCGATGCTTTCTCGATCTCGTACGCCTCGCGCTGCATGTAGCGCACGAAGGCTCGATACACGTCGTCGGGCAGCTCTTCGACCTCGGCGGGTGTCATTCGCCAGAATCGGCAGAAGGCTGCGAGGTTGTCGAGTGTTCGGCGCCTAAAGGGTCGAACCCGTCGGGCGGTACGAGGTCGATGTCGGCGCGTCCGGCTCGCTCCCAAAGGGTCGCCGCGTCGGGGAGATGCCCGTACCGCGCGAGCTGCCCGAAGAGATGGCCGAACGCGAGCGCCTGCATGCGCGTCTCGGGCTCATCCTCGTTGGTGAGTATGTCGGTGATCGTGAGCCCCGTCGCCTTGCGCAGCGCCCGCATCGCGTCGGGTGACATGCGAAACGGTTTATCGGCGGCCATCTCGATGACCTCGTACGGGTAGAGCGCCGCGTCGAGCTGCTCGACGTCGTGCTCGATCTCGGGGTTAGTCATGTACCTGCTCTCCCTCGCTCGTCGTGTTCGTCCATACGCGGTCACTGTTGAGCACCTCACCGATCGCCCGCGAGTAGAGATCGCCCGATGTCATGGCGAGACTCTTCGCCGCGGGGAACAGGTAGCGCCCGCCTGGTCGGTATTCGCGCGAGCTGCCGTCGGGCCGGTTGCCGCCGAATTCGACCCAACCCGCATACGCGATCGACGCGCGGCCCATACGCACCGCGGCGCCGGTTTTCGTGCCGCTCGTGCGCACGTCACCCGCGAGCGTGCCCGTGCCTCCCATCGGTAACGACGCGCGCGTCAACGCGGCGACGGGCTCGGCCGCGCTCTTCCCCGCGGCCTTTATGCCCGCGTAGAGCGCACTCTGCTGATCGTCGGTTAGGCGCTTGATATCTCGTCGCAGCGCCGCCATGCCGACGATCGCGACCGCCGGCGCGGCCACTACGGCCCCGGAGTCGTGTTACGCGTCGGCGGCGCGTCGAGTATCCAGTCGATGTCGACCTCGGACACGTCACCCGCGGCGCCGCCGAAAATCGTGTACGGCTGCGGGATCGCGTCACCTTCGATCGACGGGTTCGTCGCGGAGATCACGCGCGCCTTATACGGCCGCACCTTGAAATGCACCGTGGCGCCGGTCGCGGCGAACGCGTCGAGCGCGGCCTTGAGCGTCTCGTCGGTGCCGCCCGTATCGAAGCTCTGCGCGAGCTTCGCCTTGAAATGCCACTTGACGGGCCCGGGGTAATCCTTCACCCCGCAAAACGTCGTCAGCTCGATCGGTTTGTTTTCCGGCTCCACGCTCACCTCCATGCCGAGGCACGAGAGATTGGCGGCGCCGATCTCGACGTACGCGTCGAGCATGATCACGGGTTGCGCGTTGCTCTCGGGGAGATCGCCGAGGTCGCCCGCGCGCGCGTCGGGCCCCTTCGGCGGGGTTTCGTCGGTCATGGTCATGCTCTGCACCTCCGCGGTTATTGGCGAATTTCGATTACGAGATCGGCCGCGAGCACCTCGGCGCCCGCGATGTTGATGCGCCGCCATGACTGCTGCGCGATGCGCACCTTCGACGCGAGCACGACCCCGCCGAGCGACGGGTCGATCTCAAGCTCTGCGATCGCAAGCTCTAACAGCTCATCGACGCGATCGGCATCGTTCGGGCCCCCGCACGCGGCGACGGGCAGCTCTGCGAGGTCGATGCCCATGCCGCCGACGGCGCGGGTTACGAGCGTCGGGTATCCGACGACGTACGCGGGCGGGTTGAACGTCTCGGGCGGGATCGCGAACCCGGGCACCGCGTTGCCGTCGTAGGTGACCGCGGCAAGCACGCTCACAATCGCGGGCGCGACCTCGCGCCGTCGCCATGTCATCCGAATACGACGAGCGCGTACTGCGCGTACAGCGCCTCCGCGTCGGGATCGCGGCGGCCGACGCGGATCGCGCCCGCGTCGCCTCCCCAGATCGTGCCGTCGATCGAGTCGCGCCGACGGTACAAGCGCGCCGCGTGCTGCACGCACGCCATATGCACCCCGTCGGGGAGCGTCGTCGTATCGGGCGGGTACACGAACGCGGCGCCGTTGCGTTGAAAACGGTTTACGCCGTAGTCGATGGCAGCGGCCAATGCCCACCCGATCACCTGATCGGATTCGGGATCAGGCGCCAT